AAAATGCACTGTCAGTATGTGATCCATACGCAAATATAAGCTGGGCGTTTAATGCGTATAGTGATAATGCGAATGCTATGCATTATATTAGCACGTCAACTTATGGCGCTCGTGGTTTGACTATGAATTACGCATCATCTGATTTATTGTATTGGAATATTGCGCCGGGTACTAGTACGACGGCAGACGCAACCTTTACAAAGACAGATTATAGAATATGGGGCGAACATAACTTTTCACTGGCAGGTACGTGGACACCGACGTTTGCGGGAATGGTTACTGTAGGTGCATTTGTTTATGACACTACGTTGACGTTCGGCTATTATGTTAAATTAGGGCGTATGTGTTTTGTTAGTTTTACTATGAAAATAACAGGAATGACTACAGCCCCAAGCGGCGGGGCGCGTATTATGGGTCTGCCGTTTGCGTCTCAATCATATGGTACAATGGATATATCAAACGTATCAGGATGGGTCAATATGCCCGCAGACGCATATATAAGTTTAAATGCTTCATATGTTGGTTTGCGCCGGGGTGCAAGTGTGGTAAGTTCAACAACTGATATGCCGACAGGCAATCCTTTTACGACAGCAGTTACTATTAACGGTTCAGCTTGTTATCAGGTAGCATAAAAGGAGGTTAGATATGGAATATATTATAGATTCTATTGATAAGGAAACGGGAACATTTAGCTTGTTGACAATAGATGAGAAGGGATATAACCACAGACGGGCATACGCGCCGGGGGACGATTTATCCGATTTGCCAATAGATATTCAAAACGGCGCGTCTGCATTGTGGACACCTGAAATCATGGGCTATTGGCAAAAAATAAAAGAACAACAGGCGGCAGAACAACAGGCAATGGAGGATGCGTACAATGCATTACCACAACTGCCTACAATACAAGAACAGGTAAATGATTTATCAACGGCGCTGGATATATTGTTAGGGACTGAGGTGTAAAATATGACATATACAGAAAAAGCCAAAAAGTTTAAAAGTGAATATGATGCAATTAAGAAATTTGCCCTTTATGGGGCCGGGGTTAGCGTCAGTATCACTGAGGATGATGTTACTACACTTGGGAGCGCAGGCATAACTAAAGCCGTCAGCGGAAACGCATGGGAGCCGGGGTTGTGGTATAGCGTAGGAATTATTGTATCATATAATAATCAGGATTATGAGGTTGCAAAAGAACATCTTGGATTATTAAATCCTGAAAAGGCATCAAATCTATTTAAAAAATACAAACCAAACAAGATAACATAACAAATTCAAGACAAGGGAACAAAAGCCAATAAAATACGTTATAATACTAAATGGAAACTAAATATTAACATCAGGGGTGATAATGACGGGAAATAGTAGTTTAGTATCATATACAAGAATCAGCCCTAATAGCACAAATCCCCGCAATAATAGCATATCTAAGATTACAGTTCATCATACGGCGGGGAATATCAGCGTTGAATCATTGGGGGCGTGGTTTGCGCAAACAACTACGCAAGCGTCAAGCCAATACGGGATTGGTACGGATGGCCGCGTCGGTATGTTTGTGGAAGAGAAAAACAGATCGTGGTGTTCGTCCAGTGCGGATAATGATAATAAGGCAATTACTATTGAAGTATCTAATAACGGCGGCGGGCCGGATTGGCCGGTCAGCGATAAGGCTTTTTCAACGTTAGTCGATTTATGCGTTGATATCTGCAAACGGAATAATATAAATAGTCTGGTATTTGATGGCACAACGACAGGCACATTGACTACACATGATATGTTTAAACAGAAAATTTGCCCGGGGCCTTATTTAAAAGGCAAATTGCCTGAGTTATGTAGATTAGTTAATAACAAACTACACGGAGCTACATTGCCGAATGAAATATATGGCGTGGTAAAGGTTAATGATATTCTAAATATAAGAAATGGCGCAGGAACTAACTACCCTATTATTGATGTTATCAAAGATAAAGGTTTTTATACCATACTAGATTGTAAAACCGGCGTAGGGTCTGCCAAGGGTTGGGGATGGCTGAAAAGCGGGGCCGGGTGGATTTCATTGGATTTTGTAACGAAAGTGTGAATTTCATGACAAGTAAAGATATTCTCATATCGAAGATAACAAGCCGTAAGTTGTGGGTCAGTTTGGCGGCTTGGATTACTTCATTGCTGACGGCATTTAATGTAGGGGAATCAGATATTGCTAAGGTGTGTCTGATAATATCGGGCATAGGCTCTTTAGTTGTGTATGTATTATCTGAATCAAAAATTGATATTTGTAATATGCAAAATAATACCGATATGATGACGGGGGAATCAACACAGACTAAGACATAAGGATTGACAGCGATGGTAGAGTTTTATAGAAACATTAAAAAGTTAAATGAACGGTTTATGTATTGCGTGTATTTGTTTACTATTATGTTTTATACGGCATATTTACGATACGTTTATGCGCTCATACTTACAAAAGATATTACTGATAAATTTGGTTTATTTTTTGCGGGTGTAAGTGGGGCCGCTATTGGCATAGCATTTTTATTAATCGTCACTAAGGATAAAGACAATTTAGTTTTAATTGTTAATACAATTATTCATTTGTCAATTGTAATAGGAAAATTGATATATGCTTTTATGCATCTTTCCGTTTTCTGGAATAGGTCATATATAAGTATCGCAATGAGTTTAAATTTGCTGATTATATTCATATGGAGATTAAACTTGTCCCATATAAGACGTAACGCATTGACTGGAGATGGATGGGATGCTTGATTTCTTAGGCACGTCGATTGGGGGGATCATTACTTCCGGGGTTTTGACCGGCTTAGTAACATTGTGGGTAAATCAAAAGAATCAGCAAAATGAAGCACGGAACAAGAATATAGATGACAGGATACAGGCATGGCAGGATCTTGCGAATAAATGCGAAACTAAAATTGTTTCGCTTGAGACAAAGCTAGGGTCATACGATAAAGATTTTAAAACTTTACAACTTTATATATTAGAGTTGCAAAGGATTTTAATAAAAGCGGCCCCCGATAATGCAATCCCACAAATGCCAGTATTAGAACACTAAAAATTAAATACTAAAGATTAAGGATTGCTATATGAATTTAGCGGACATAGCACGTCCGTGCGAATGGGATATATTGTATGTGATTTGTGGTTTTACGAGGGAAGAATTGGCTATTATTGCCATTAATAGGGAATATGGTAAAGAGTGGAAGAATAAGCAATATGCATCCGCTCTTAATATCTCATTGCGTACGTACAATCGTAGATTGTCTAAAATCAAAACAAAAATTAAACAATCCGGGATACAAATTTAATATGACATAAATAAGGCATTTTAATGGCGTGCTATTGGCGTAAAAACCAATGACACGCCATTTTTTTATTGTTACGATAATTGCGGGGAGTGAACGTATGAGCAATTACGGCTATTATCCGCCGCCATATCCATATCAACCAGTATACCCACAACCGCCGTATATCCAGCGGATAGAGGATAGACTGAAAGAGATTGAACAAAGATACGCTAACTTACAACAACAGGTTACGCCTATTTCTTATGGGCCATATGGACAGCCAACGGCGGATAACGGCCCCGGCTATACGGTTCCACAACAACCAACAGAACAAAGCAATCAATTTATTATTGTCAAATCGGAAGATGATGCTTGGAATTATTTGCCTGACTGGAAGGGCAATAAACAATATTTTTATGACGAAAAGAATAACGCATTTTACGTTAAAAGATTTGATGCTAATATTCCCGCCACGTTTAAAGAAATATATAGAAAAGTTGAAATAGAGCAATCTAATAAACAAGAACAATCTAATGAGCAGAACATATTAACGCCGCGCATTGATAGAATGCAGGAACAGCTTAATGATTTGGAAAATTTACTATGTGAAGTAAAAGAGATGATATCGGATGCCGCTAATACCTCAGCCATTGATGGCGAACGTTTGGAAGTGGATAACCGGCAAAATGCCCGAAGCCGGGCAAATAATGAATCAAGCAATGAAGATAGGCCAGTCCGAAAAGTCAGTCGGGGCAGTAATGGCCGGTTTAGAACAAATAGCGAAAAGTAGAGGATGGGACGGCGCGTTAAAGGATAATCAAATATGGCAATCTTTTAAACAAAAAAAACCAGACGATATTATTCCCCATGCTGAACATATTCTGAAAGAAACGGGAAATTTAAATACTATTTTAAAATTTTTTATCGGTGATAAATGATGGTAAAGGCCATTACATATAGTCATAATGTTTCGTTCGTTAGCGATAGAGCGTTTCAGGCTCATTATAAGTTATATGTAGGATATGTTGATAAAGCAAATGAGATATTAAGCGAATTATCTCAGGATAGCAAGCCAGAAAAAGCTAATAAAAATTACTCACATTATAGGGGATTAAAGAAAGAATTAAGTTATAACTTGAGTAGTGTGTTATTGCATGAATCATTTTTCCGCAACGCTTGTCGTGATAAGCATGAACCAGATAAGGCATACGTCAAACTAGCGCAGGATTGTTTTGGAAGTTATGAAAATTGGTGTAATGATTTTTTATCTACAGGGCAAGCGGCCCGTGGATGGTGCATAGCGGCATATGAATTAAAGACTTGCGCATTACAAAATATTCTACTGGATGCACATGATAGCGGTTTGATTGTGGGGATGTATCCATTAATAGTTATGGATTGTTATGAGCATAGTTATATGATAGATTATCCCGCTAATCAGAATTTGTATGTTTTGAATTTTATAAAGTCTATTTGTTGGGATGTAGTTGGGAAAAGAATGAAAGTATTGGAGGTCAAATAATGGGTAAAGAACAAGATGAAATGTTAGAAAAGCTTATCAAGCCATTAGCAGTTTTAGGGTTAGGGACAATTATTATAGGATTATCAACGCTATCCAAGCCCAAACTGAAAAAGGTGCAGGAATTACTTGATGATGATGATGTTAAAGGTTTAAAGGATTTCCAAAAACAAGAAATGGAAGGCAAAGAAAAAGAATCTGACGGCGATGATAAAGAGCGAAAAGAATATGAACGTTTAAAAAAGAAATATGAAGAGGATAAAGACCCCAAGTTTTATCATGAAGGCAATTAAAGACCCGCTTGAATAAGCCCAATATCCAAGCGGGTGAACCATAAGGAGGCCGGAGAACGAAAGCCCGACACTAATATTATATGCCGGTCTGGATAATTTGTCAATGTTTACCATTGGCTATTATAAATTAACTTAATTACAAAAGAGGTGAAATGAATGGTCTATGAAAATACTGGAGGATTACCAAACGTATTAACAGCTACAGGTGGGCAGGGAGATGACCGCAATATTTGGGGGTCAGGCATATGGATTTTCGCCATTGTTATAGTGTTTTTTGCGTTAATCCTCATATGGCGAAGGGATGAGTCACGCCATAAAGAATACAACGACAATCCCATGAACGCACTTGCGCCAGCGTTGGCGGTTGGCGCAATGAATAACCAACAAAAGGGATGCGGCTCATGTTGTGACCCGTGTAATTTTAATTCAACGGCGCATATATGGGATGTCGAAAGAGATATGATGCGCGAGTTTGCACAAACACGTACAGAAATAAAAGACAATGCCTATACTCAATCCATGGATAATGCGCGGTATTTTTATGAAAATCGCACGGCCACAGATAAAGGGTTCTATGATCAGGCACGCTTAACGGATCAGGTCAGGTATGATACTGGATTAGGATTTAAGGATTCCGCTATTTTAGCATTGCAGAATACTAAAGAATTGTTATTCGCGCAATCCGAGGGATTTCGCAAGATAGAAGATAGACTGAATAGGTCAGAAATAGACATGTTAAAAGAAAAGCTTGCGGAAGAGCGGATGAAAATTCCAAGACCCGCTTATATCCCTGAATATGGTCATCCTTATATGCCGGTTGCGCAATATTGTGGGTCAAACGGATACGCCGCGCCGGGGTATTGTTAGAAATTGATGTTTAATTGCGTTCCGGGCGCAATTTGACATAAGCGTCGAGACATTAGACCTGCCGGGGGTCTATGCTCTCCGCTTAATATAAATTAAGAGGAGCTTATTAATGATTGATGGTTTTTTCCCAATGAGGGCGGCAGATAACGTCCAACGTGCTATTGGTTGTGGATTTACAGCGGGTCGAGCGACGGTTGGTAGGGAATGCGATTGTGGACATGGATTTATTTGCAGTACAGTCACGCATAAGTTCCCTATGCCTTGCGAGCCGCCTAAAGTCATAACAATAGAACGCGTTGCACAAATTGAGGGAGTGCAGAATAGTCTTTTCCTTATAGGCGATGTTGACGGTTTTAGAATGAATCGGAATTTTATTTTGGAGATTCCATCAGATTCTATCAACGTTGTTAGCGGTAATTTTCCTGTTTATGCACTGTTGAAAGACGGTAATCAACATACGTTCGCCTTTTCCACGGCAAACATAGAATCTGTTTTGCGTCAAAACTGTCATATGTTTACACGGGATGGTATTAGATTTGATACTAATCCTCTGATAGAACTTGCGCCGCAAGATCAGTCTGTTGAAGGATTAGTAGATCATGGGCATGATGATTGCGAATGCAAGCCGCCGCGTCATTTTGAGTTTAGGATTATTAGCAATATGACGATGGCAGATTGCAGTACGACGATTGAAATACTGGTATTTGATTGCGGGGCACTTATCGATAAAGAAATCTGGGTCGTAATTCCTGTGCGTTGTTTCAATATCAATACTGCAATGGGTAGTAATATAGCGGCATGGACACAGACACCGCGTACGTGTGGAGATTTGACAAGGATTCCTGTTAAGTCATCTAACAATGGTCAGTTAGTTATTGCCAATCTTCCGAATTGTGGATGCATGAATAGGCGCGTTATTTGGTAAATAAAAAATAAAGGGCGGGTATTTGCCCGCCTTTTATATTATATGCACGAAAGAAGGTTTTAACAATCGAAGATTTAAAAAAATTAATTAAAAGGTTAGAAAGTGAACTCGCGGAGTATGAAACGAAGTTAAGTTCTGGCGGCAAAATGGAGATGCGGGATGCTCAGGCAATCGCCAATCTATCAGCAGGGGCTGTATTTACTGAGGTTCTTAATTTGTTGTGTGAAATAAAAGACACTGGGTTAAAGGACGTATTACAGCGATATATGGGCGGGGACGGTAAACAGCCTATAGGCTTTAAGTCTGGAAGTCAGCAACCCTTTTCATGGCAGAATATTTTTCCGGGGCCATTACCACAGTTAAGAAAAAATGAATATAGAAATAGTTATGATGAATACAGAAACGATGGTCAGGAATATCATGAACCTTCAAAAATGAGAAGGGGCATGCCGGGAACCGAACGTGGCAGACGTGGATACAGATCGGATTATGATAATGTTAATATGGATGAAATGCTGGCAGAAATAATGGAAACGGCACGGGATGAAGCGCGTAGAACGGCCCGTCAGGAAATGGAATATAGATCCAATGGGAACGAATATGAGCAAGAGTATGAAGCTGATGGAGGAATGGAAGCCGCACGTCGATTGCCTAAAAGAAGTAGGCGTACAGGGCGTTTTGTTCGTGGAGAAGCTAAAACAACCCCATCCAATGATATGCGCTCAGATAATCCACGTATGGAGATGGAAACGGAAGCGGAAGTGGTTAATGATGCGGCCAGACGTGCCGAAGCTAAAAAGATAGAGCAAGAACGCATAGCAAATGAAAATTATTTACGTGGAGTGAATGAAGCGCGGGCGGCATTAGAAATAACACGAACGGAAAATGAGGCAAAACGCGGGATACTTGGAACCGGAGTTAATGTAGGAATGCGATAAAATGAGCCTTGAGTTATTAATTCAGGCTGACGATAGACTAACAAACGCATTAATATTTCATTCGCAAAACCGAGATTTATTTTTATTTTTGGCCCTTGTCGGTTTTGCTGAACAACATAATTATCAGTATATTGAGGAAGGATATACAAAACGTCAGGTTAAAGGGCATATCATAACTATGTATGGATATATCCCGCAAGACAAATCCACAAACGATATAAATTTAATAGAATCATTAATTAATGGCAGGAAACAAAGTCAATTATCGTCTAATCAGAAATGGCATATTCTCCAATCTGCCTACAGTGAATACCTTAAATGGGAAGCCGATACACTTAATCTATATAGTCAAATCGGCAAGGCGCTTGTCGAAAGTAACGATATGTCAGATTATGGATTGATACAAAAAATAATTAATGATGTGGCGGAAGAATACGCCTTTATATCTAAAATAGGAGATCAGTTGTCTTTTATGGAGTATGATTCAGCACAGGTTATAGGGATGCAGACAGAAATACAAAACTTGTTCCGTAAAAAATTAAAGCATTTATACAAGGATATCCCGCCGATATAGAATCAGCGGGATTTTTAGAAGGTGAACAAATGAGTGAGACAGCGGCATATATTGGAGATTTGTATTTAAGCAATGCGGCATTGTTTCTTGTGGTCATGTTAGTTGCTATTCTACTGGCGGCTATTTTATATAGCGTCTCAGTATTTAGGCGGTGAAAAATGTATACCGCTGATGATTGGATAATATCTATTGATAAAACAATACCTATTCTATTGTTTGAAGAACCTACAAAGGACAGAGCCGTTATATTGGCCGCTCTTTATACATTAAAAAATGAATTATCAAAGGAATCATTTCCACAACCGGAACCGCAATTTGAATTGATACAAAATCAGCCGCCAATAGCAGGGAAAAGGGCATCCGATTATTATATGCTTATAGAACATGAAATGTCAGACGCGGATACCTATTACACAAAAGGGAATAGGGTAATAGGAAAATCTGAATATGAGCACATGCGCATGTTTATTGATGAATGCAGGAAATATGCCTATGATAAGGATAGTCAAATAATGGTTAAGGGATTTCAAGTCCGGGCTGATGCGTTATCTAACAAAATCAAATGACATAAAATGTAATATATGGTAAAATAAATGTAATGGACATATGCATTTGAATAGAATATAATGTAAGTATGGATTGCGCATACGCTCTCCCCCAAGGCTTGACATAATGCAATCCTATATAGCCGTCTACCTCCCGTGGCGGCTATATTTTTAATCTATTTCTAATTGTATTTCATGTAACACTATGTTATTCTAATACATAGAATATAATATATTATCCCGTGGGAGGGGAAAACATGAAATACATGGAGGTTCTATCATTGGAAGAAAACAACGCGTTGCTTTATAAAGCGCAAAAGGGCGATTTAAAAGCTCGCGATTTATTCATTGAACACAATCAAAGGTTGGTTGCTAAGATTGCGCATAAATATGAATATAACGGCATTAGCGCAACCTTTGAAGATTTAGTTCAAATCGGTAATGTAGGCTTATTAAATGCAATAAATACGTTCAAGTTTGAAAAGAGCGTCCATTTTTCAACCTATGCAACGCGGCTTATTACAAATGAAATTATCCTTTATTTGCGCAAGGAACAACGCTGGGGGAATGAAGTTAGCGAGTATACTATAGGCGCAGAATCTGGAGAGTATCAATCCATACTGGAATCAACGGAAGATCCGAAACAGAACGCAGACCAATGGATTGACAAGATTTTGTTAGCAAAGGCCATTGAATGTTTAAGCGAAAAATATAAATACGTTATCAATATGATGTATGTTCAGGATAAGAGCGAAAAGGAAATCGCCGCTATACTTGGATGCTCAAAATCTAATGTCGGTCAAATAAGGCTAAGGGCCGTCAAAAAGATTAGGGAATCTATGTTCGCGTAATTATTTGTTGCATTTTTGCATATAATAATGTTTGGAGGGGTGATATGGATTTTTACAAATTTCTAAATAGGATATTAGATTCAGGTCAAACATTGCGTGACGTTGCGGCTATGACAGGGGTTAGCTTTTCTACAATTTATAGAATTGCTAATCATGAAACATCTCCGATGTTGTGTACATGTGACAAGATTTTAAAAGCATATCATAAAAGATTAGTTGTCATGGAGGAGGAATTATGACAATAGATGGAGAATATTCCCAAAAGGTAAAATCTGGGCTAGAATTATGGGCCGGGTGTACATGCAACTGTTGTTGGTTTAAACAGAATACAAATAATATCGCTAAATTAAACAACTGTAATAATTGCGCCAAAAGGAAAACATGCGGCGTTTTACCCACAAATGAGTATGTTAGAATAAATTGTTTTTTATGGGAACCAAAGGTAAATGAATTATAAGTATGTTCGTGCTGATAACTGCCGATATGAATATTTTAAAGTGCACAGAGGGCCGTATTTTTGTGCCTATTGTGGTAAGCTATTACTTAATAAAAATAATATTCAGATTGATCATATCCACAGTATTCATGCCGTTCAGGAATCCCGCTGGTTGCGCTGGAAATATCGCTGGTATTCGGGCGGGGTAAACAATTTATCTAACCTGACAACGGCCTGTGTAAATTGCAATCAAAGAAAAAAAGCATCAAGCCGGTTGTGGTGGATTATCAGAGGTGAACTTCCGTTCATTGCGCCGCTTATTAGGTATATGGTTATATTTACATTATGGTATGCAGGTTATCATATGGTCATTAATTATTGGCCAGTCATCAAAAGCGGTTTAAATTTATAAGCCGCTTTTTTTAATCAAAGTTTAATTTGTATTATGTGTAACACGCTGATATAATTAGCATATAATATATTAGATAGACAATAAGGGAGGTTGCAAAATGACAAGTTATGATATTACATGGATGGAGGATACAGGTGAGACGCCGTATGACAGGTTAAGAAGGCGCGAAGCTTGGTTGTATGAAAAATACGAGCACGATTTAAATGAATCGGATTACGACGAGGAATAAGGAAGGGCTGAAAAGCCCTTCCAATACCACAAACAAAGAGAGGTTATAAATATGAAAAAAATGAAAGTCACGTATTTTACAGGCGTGAAAAAGCCGTGCGGATACCATCAAGAAATGGTAACGGCTATAGCCGAAAAGATCAGCGATAAAATGTGTAAAATAATTAGTGCCGAAATGGAACCGGCAAAGGTCAAACGCCAGCAATATAATACGAAATTTTGGGCTGAACTGGGAATCGGTAAACAAAAGAGAATAGCAAATTTATATAGTGTGGATATGCTGAAGGAACAAAATGGAAATTAAGGATGACGTTGTTTCATTCACTCGCGCCGTGCAAAATGCAATTAGGTTAATCCCCGGCGTCAAATTGAAAGTACAAAATGACGATAACTTTGTCACAGAAACAATTTATAGCACGACAGCCGGTAATGAATATAGGATAATAATCCACAAATACAAAAATCCATTGGAATAACTCAAAAAAAGTGATAAAAACGCCCCGCCGCCGCTTAATAGCCAGTGGGGCGGTAGGATATAATCGGGCCGCGCCCGGCCAGTGCATAGGGCGAAATGCTGAACAAAACAGCCTTAACAAATTGCAATATTGATAAAGGATGTGTGTTATGTATTATGCGCTTGAACAGCTCGGCGGGTTGGAGATAAACAATATAGAGGATCATGTGATTTTACATGGGTTTGAAACTTTAGACGAAAGAAACGAATGGCTATGGGTTAACCAGATCCACAACGGCATACGCATTGCGCGTGAAGCCTATATATCAGAGCCTTTAGTCTTGTATAAAAAAATATGTGCGGTAAACGCGGACGTTATTGTCAAGCCGGGGTATCATCCGTCGGTAGGATATGTGTACCATGGTGTATGGCCGGAGCCGTATTGCGAGGTGATGGACGAATAATAACTGACATTAGATATCTGCTCAAAATATTGCATTACATGAGGATAGCCAAAAATATTATTAAATGGGAGGAATAAAAAAATGAAGTATATCAATTATAGGGTGGTTGAAACATTAGAACATCTCATTGTATCTGATGAAACGGATATTGACAAATGGGAATCTGAGTTTATGCGGTCTTACATGAAGGGAACCATTGACGCGCGTAAATTTATATTGCGGATGCTATTACAAGAAACGGTGATTGACATTGATAAATGATAACGCGATTAACCGGATTGAACATCTGATTCAAGTAACAGATAATGACATTAAAAGATTTACAGCGGGATGGTTGGCAGATTACTATCGGGCCGTATTAGATGGGTTAACCCAAGCATTGCGTATCATGAAAGACGAATTGATAGAGGAGGACGTGGACATTGAATCTTGACGCGATCGGGCAAATTGAAAAAGAGATGATAAAAGCACAGGGGCTTGCCGATTATCTGAAAAATGATTTGGCAATGCCGGAACTGGCGCGGTATTATAAGGGCAAGATTGCGGCATATGCCGCTACAATTAAGGTGTTAGAGGGGGAGTGGGAAAATTGAAGGTTGTCAATGTATGGGGAGTAAAATCACTCCCCACTGAATATATTTTAGAATTTGCGGGGGTATCCCGCAATAAAGGGAATAGGCTAGTAGCGATTAGCATTGACCCATTTCGCGTAATAACAGAAAAAGATTTTAAACCGTATACTGGTTTGCATCCGCGTAAACTTATGGGTGCGCCTATGCCTAAAAATTTATATCCATTTTATGGACTTGAGAAGGTTAGGGAGACAGCGTCAGATTTTTTAAGAATGCGCCTTACTCCAGACGAAAAAATAGAATTAAAAATGCGTGCTCAGGATTGCGGAGAAACTTTATCTGAATATGCCCACAGAAAGTTATTTTCATAAGAAAATGAAGGGAGGTGTTTAAATGAGTTATAGGAACGAAAGCCCACTATTCCGCTGGTTAATCATTATATTGATGGTTATTGGATGTGTTGGATGTCTAACAGGGAAAGGCACGGGTACAGCGGGGGCGAACTTAAATACTTTATTCGTTTATTGTTTTGGGATTGCCCGCTATGGGCTAGTGGTATTTTTGGGATGGGGATTGTACATGCAGTTTACGTATTGGCATCCGATAAAATATTTACTTATGTTTGTGGTGGGTCTGCTGGTATGCGCGGCATTAAGCGTATGGCAATCTGCATTATTTGGCGCAATCCCATATATTATTAGTATTATTATTATGGGATGGTTTGGCCCACTTGGTATGTATATAATTGCTGGGGTTGCGGTATTAATCCCTTTTTACCGGGGGCGTATGAAATTAGTCGCGGCGTACGCCCGCATCCGCAAAGGTCACGCAATGCGCGGGCCTACAGGCGGACAGCGGCCCACAGATTCCCGTCAAGTCAATACAATTATGGCGCGTCCATCAACGGAGAGGAATATTATTAAACAACATCCGATACAGGGTGTATTTGATCAGATGGGTATTAATGCCCGTCTGGTTAAGTCTGTTGATGGTAACGCGGCACGTAAGTATTATATTCAGCCGGGGCCGGGTTGTAAGGTAGGCCAAATCATGGGATTAAAGAATGAACTGGCGCTTGCGTTGAAACAGGATGCAAGCGTCGTCAACTTTGGAGAACACGAAGATGGGCTTATTACATTGTTGGTTAACAAGCCAAAAGAAAAGATTAACGCAATAAACTTTGATACATTGTTGGATGACCAAAATTTTATGCACAACCCGCTTTTAATCCCTGTCGGGGTGGATACAAACGGTCAACCGATAAATGTTGATTTATTTAATAACAATCATCTATTGGTTGCGGGTTCAACCGGCATGGGTAAAACTACATGGTTATTCTCTTTAATACTTGGATTGGCATACAAAAATACGCCTGAAACTTTACAAATGATGATTATAGATGTAGTAAAACATGATCTTGGGTTATTCAATGATTTACCGCATTTACTAAAAGATGTAGTCATTAATGAAGATACGCTTATGGATAATATGGTGTTTTTTGAAGGTATTATAAATGAGCGCCGGGCCGTAAGAGCTAAAGATCCATTAGCGGAATTTACGCCGCTATTGCTGGTTATTGACGAAATAGACACGGTGATAGATGATTATCCAGAGATAAAGGATATTCTTGTAAAGTCTGCGCGAATAGCGCGGGGATTTAATATTCTTATAGTTTTAGCATCTCAACGCCCTGACGGTAACGCTATTGACAAGTCTATAACTTGCAATTTTCGTTGTCGGGTATGCCTACCGGTTGAATCTGAAAAAGAATCAATGGTCATTTTAGGCAATGGGAACCGGCAAGCGGCGGCTTTAATGCGGCGTGGAGAATTGTATTTTAAATATGAATCGTTTATTCGCGGCATGGGGTATTTTGTAGATGGGCGTGGGGTTGCGTTTCGTGTGAAGGCCATTGCCGATAAGATATCATTGATGGATGAGCCGCCAATAGAACAAAATGATTATGAACAACTAGAAGTTGAAATATCAAAAAATACATGGGCAGATAAGATTGGTAATGTTATTCCGTTTATGCGTCCCAAAATCGTCCCACTATATGGCATGGACAGTGTACGGGACGGTCGGGACAGCGTCCCAAGTGCTCAGGACAGCGTCCGGGACAGTTTTTCGGCGTCCCAAGAGGACAGTCGGGACAGTAGAGTTATGGAATTGCGTAAACAATCATTATCCATACGTCAAATCGCCGCTGAAACAGGATTAAGCAAGACGGCTGTTGGTCTAATTGTAAAAAAATACAATAATAACATTGAAGATGAAGCAGAATAAAATTATTTGTATTATTCTGCTTTTCAAATGAATTAAAAATGAAATAATGTGTATCTAATATGGCGGAGCATGAATATAATATGACGATACATGAATACAAATTGGAGTGAATTACATTAATATATTGTTATTCTTTAGCTATTGTTTATACAAGATAATGTCAATATTATTGCAATATGACATATTTAAAATCTATATTCATATTGTGGAAATTTGGAGGGATATAAATTCAAATTGCGGGAACATTATTATCAGGAATTGGGATTGTGTATTTTGTCGCATTTGGGATAATTATAAAGATAATATTTCCTAAAATGCGCGTTAACGGAATGAATTTACTCCAGTATATTGATAAGAATAGACTAACGTTTTTTACCATTGTAGGTTTTTTATTCGGCTTTATCTGCATGACGGCAGTCCTTTTAATTCTTGTAGGGGTATGCTTGTTATTTGCTGGAAGGGGCGGTCTGGTATAACAAAAAAAATCGGGATCTTTTTATTATCCACAGGAATAGCGGCATTTATCTTTATCATTGGTATTATCTTTAAAGGCGTTTTTGTCACGCTTAATAATCCTAAAATAACGCCTAAGCAGTACGCCGATTCTAAAAAACATTCAGGATGTCTTTTTATGTGTGGGGTTGTCTTTATACCATTAGGGATTGTTTTAATAATGTTCGGATAGGCCGTATTATATACGGTCTATTTTTTTTAATTCAATTCTAATTTATCTATATTGTATTCCGTGAAACATTATGCTAGTATATGAATATAATATATTAGGTTGAATTTTTGGAGGGTATGGAATGAATCGAAATGAAATAAGACGATTAATAAATGAAAAACATAATTATTACATGGGATTGCCGGACGATACGCCAGATGAAATATTTGATACGTTAGAGCATGAAATGGCAGAACTCGAAAAATTGGTGTATATTGCGATTGACGCTGAATGGGATGCGAAGGTCAAACCCATCAAAATGAACGATTGGTTTAAGTCATTTATTTTCACCAAATCAGCATCATTGTCAATTAGAGATAAAATTGAATACAAGGAGGTCATAAATTGATTAAAGGTGTAATGTATGCTATTGAGATAAAACCAAACAAATACACACAGGCATTATATCCGCAAGGATGGAGCGGCTTAACATTAAAATTAGCGTATGATAAGCAAGTCAAGGGCGGTATGCCCGAACATTGTGAATGTTGTGGAAAAGAACGAAAAAATTATTATGTTTTTGAGGACGGCGAAGGTTGTCAGTATGCGATTGGGGCTGAATGCGCTAAAAATAATATTAAAGAGATTATATAAACTGATTTCAAAATAAAGCGGTGAAAGCCGTTTTTTTAATCTAATTTTAATTGTCAAATTGTATTCCATGGAATATAATAATAGTAGAAACAAACAAAACAGGGAGGAACAAAAAGATGTATAACACTGAAAGAATCAAAGAAGCAATTCAACAGGCAAAAAAATTTTCGATAACGTGCCCGCATAAAAATTGGCATACAGGCAAGATTTGGGAAATAAGGGGTTTAATCTCAAGCTTTTCAGATATTAATTGTTATTATTTTGGTGCCGATATTGATATGTGCGCCGTTTGGGGATACTGGACATATTACGATATGGTTGTTAAAAATTACAAGACGACTAAAAAGACTATGTTGGACGCATGGTTGCGGATAACCAAAAAATCATTGCTTGAAGCATTATATGAAATGTTAGAATATTCCAAACAAGCGGCTGAATGAGCCGCTTGTGGGGTAAAATCTTTAATGCAATTCTAATTAAAGTATATTGTATTCCATGTAACACTATGATAAGATAATGCATAGAATATAGTAGATAAAAAATTGGAGGTTAAAAAAAATGAAATTAAAAGTAAATGAAGTTGGATTCTTTGTTGAAGCACTTGGAACGATAGACGGGGTTGAGTATTTTATCGACTATAAGACAGAAACGGGTTATCGCTTAATTGCGAATTACGGAGACAATGAATATGAATTTATAGCCGATGGGAATACCCAAAGATTATATGAAATATTCGAAAATGAAATAAGCGCAGAGTTACGGCCATAATGGCTGGTAATGCGGCAGGACGGTTACAAGCATGGACGCCCGATTATTGGAGGTATCATATTGAAAAGCATAATTTATAAGAAAATTAATGATTTTGAATACTGGGTTTTTATTGATGGCGTTTTACAATGGCTGATTCACAAAGAACCTAATTATTTCCCCTGCTATAGCGGCGTATGGTTTACTTATGAGACTTTTAAAAATAACGGCGATGATACATTCACATTATTTGCGCCTAGCAGTAAAAAATCGGATTGGGATACGCTGGAGGACGCCAAAATATTCATCATGAATGAGGAAAATAAATTAATCTAATTCTAATCTTAATGCCTTGTATTCTATGTAACACATTGATATAATGAGCATATAATAAAGTAGAATGATGATTAAGGAGGTTATGGAATGTACGGGTTAAGATGGATTGAAGTTAACGCGAAAGATCAGGTCGTTACAAAGGAAAAATTTTTCAAGACAACGCAGGCAATGGTTAAGTTTATCGGAAAGGTGCAATTAAAAGAGAATTTCATCAGATTCGATTCCACAACGGGATTCTAAAAAATATAAGCCGAGCCGGGCGGCTAAACCCGGCAGAAAGGGGATTTCAAAATGGAAAAAAACTATTACGACGCGGAAACAAAGACTATGAACTATTTTACTGAACCAGTAATAAAGGGATGGGAAACAGATCACGAAAAAATAAACTCCCAAATTTTAGCTGATTTCTATACAGCGGTACACTACATACTTTCGAAAAACTATGATGAATACATGGAGCTTATAAGCCGAACAACAGATCCAGCCTCAAATAACATGTTTTACCCTTTACGCGAATATCGCGTAAAGCGGAACGGACACTATAAGCAAGTAAATATATATAGCCGATTTTGGGGCGGCTGCTGGATTGAGGAAAAAGAACTCAGATAAATAAATAGCCGGGCCGGGCGGCTTAACCCGGCAGAATGGAGATAAAACAATGGGATTGCAGGAAGTAGTTAACCAACTGGATGCGAAAGACAAAACCATGCGGGATATGGCGGCGAATCAAGTGCAGACATTGCAACTTGTAGCGGGAATGAATCAGGCTCTAATTGAGGATAAATCTGATATAGCCGTTATAAAACAACACGTCGATGCTATGTGGTCAGTCATTGAGAAATATAATTCGGTCATAGAAAAATTTGAAGATGTTAATACCCGGCTGGAGGGAATACGTACAGATTTGACGCCGTTATTTGTGCAATATGGCATTTATGATGAACATGGTAATAAAATTGTGAATGAGGATGAATAAGATGACTGATTACAGGATTTTACAAATGGAGCGCGATGGTTTTTTAGAGGATGACGCGCCATTATATGTATGCGATAGGTGCGGCGGGGATATCTATGATGGTGACAGATTTTTACCGATAACCGATGATGAATATTGGTGCTATGATTGTGTAATGGAGTCTATGCGAATTATGAAAGATGAGGGATAATATGGCAAGTCTATATAACTTAACCGGCAATTTACGCCGGTTGTATGATTTATTGTCAGACGGCGAAACGGATGATGCCGCGTCTCAAGTTATGTCGGAAATAAAACTATCGGAAGTAGATTACGCCGATAAATGCAATGCATACGCCATGCTGATAAAATCTTTGAATGCCGATATTGACGCCATTAAGGCGGAAGAGGAACGGCTGGAGGGACGGCGTAAGTCCATTGAAAATAACGTCGAGCGGCTAAAAGTCGCATTGCAAAACTCAATGATTGCGCTTGATTTAAAAAAGATAAAAACACTATTATTCACTTTTACAATGCAGAAAAATCCTCCATCAGTTATGGTTGATGAAAAACGCATTCCTGCCGAATATTGGATACAGCCGCCAGCACGTGTGGATAAGCAAGGGTTAATATCTGATCTTAAATTGGGTAAGGTTATCGACGGCGCGGAACTATATCAAACTGAGGGATTAAGGATAAGATAAATTAATTGAATTTTAATCTTATATTATTGTATTCCGTGTAACAAAACATTAGATAAAGCATATAATATACTATAATGATAATAAGGAGGTCATGAAATGGACGATTTTTACGACGATAATGATACAATGCAGACCTGCGAAAATTGCGCATATCTTTCATCAATAGCAAACGGAACGCCATATTGTACGTATTGGCATGATGTTGCCGCATATGATGATACGTGCGGAAGTTGGGAATAAATATAAGGGAGGAATGACTTATCGGAATAGCAGTTTTGATTTTAGGTTCCAGCGGGTTAGGTAAGAGTTGTTCACTCAGAAATTTTGAACCGAATGAAGTAGGCATATTCAACGTGGCGGGTAAACCATTGCCATTCCGCAAAAAGATGAATAAAATCATTAATAACGCGACGTATCAGACGATACAGAAAAGTTTGAATAAGCCCACGCTGAAAAAATATGTCATTGATGACAGTCAGTTCTTGATGGCGTTCGAAATGTTCGATAAGGCGAACATCAACAATTATAGCAAATTCACAGAAATCGCCGTCAACTTTCGGAATCTCATTGACCAAGTCCGTAAATTGCCAGACGATGTAATTGTTTATTTTCTCCATCATACAGAAATCAGCGATACGGGCGTTTTAAAAGCCAAAACGGTAGGCAAAATGTTAGACCAACAGTTAACGGTTGAAGGTATGTTTTCAATCGTGTTATTAGCGAAAATTGACGCCGGGCAGTACAAATTTATAACTAACAGTGACGGCATGACACCGGCCAAATCTCCCATGGAATTATTCCCTTTAGAAATTGAAAACGATTTAAAATTTGTTGATGATGCCATAAGGGATTATTACGGATTTGCTGAAAAAAAAGATTGACAAACATTTCCAATGGGAGTAAATACAATAATACGCGATTACTATCAGCTTAATGCTGAAAATAATAATATAAAAGGAGAATGATATTATGAAAAAACCCCAAGAATGGGAAAAAATTGCCCCGGCATTGCCGGGTGAATTTCAGCAACTGCCGCCGGGCGGTTATGTATGTGTGATTAATAATGCGCACGTCCTCAATTCGCAGTCAGGCAAAGAAATGTTAGTGCTGGAATTAGATGTCGCCGAAGGCGAATACAAATACTTTTTCGACAAACAATTTAAGGCCAATACGTTTGAGCCTAAAAAATGGCCGTGTGTTTATTATCAAATGACGGAGGGCAATTCGCAAAGATATTTTAAGGGCCTGATAACGTCGATTGAAAAAAGCAATAGCGGTTATACATGGGATTGGGATGAACAAACGTTGCGCGGCAAACTTATCGGAATGCTATTCCAGCGTACGGAATATTTTGCGTCTACTAGCGGTGACTATAAATGGAATGTCAAGCCAATGGCCCCGCGTTCGGTGGATAAAATCCGCTCAGGTGAGTTCAAAGTCCCGGAGGATAAACCGGCGACAAATAAACCGACGAATGTTAACGGCAAATCCACAACAGAAAATGTAAACAATATACCTGATGACTATGAGGATGACCTCCCGTTTTAATATTAATAATATGCGCCCGGCCATTATGCCGGGCTTTATATTCCATAAAGGAATGAATTATGAAAATAAAAATTGACAAAAATTTACTAAAGATTAAACAGTATGAAAAGGGTATTAACACATCAAAGTTGATTCAACGCATAGATATGTCATACAATGTCATACGCGGAATAAACCACAACGCGCCGGTCATGTATTCAACTTTTCGGCGTATAGTGGATGCGTTGGATTGCATCCCCACAGATATAACGGATGATGAATTTATTTTAAGAATGAAAACATTATGAAAGAAGGAATAATAATGACAGACCGCGAGCGGTATTTCAACAGACAAAAAAGTATTAAAACTGTAATACAAAGAATGGAATATGAGCATTTCCCGCGAGAAATACTGGAAAATCCTTGCGATTGTTGTTTGTGCTCAGTTACGCCGTTGAAAAGTATGTGTAAGAATTGCGGCGAGCCGTCGTATGACCAAGAAGGCAATTTGCTGAATAATTTTTCGCATTTTTTAGGTAATCCAGCATTACTTTCGAATACAGAACAAGTTTTATAAATGATATCATGACATTATATACGCTTAAAAATTTACAAAAGATAAGGGAAGAAAAAGGATTGACAAGACATAAGCTAGCGTTTAAATGTTTTGATGAAGGCGCATATAATAAGCATATAAAGAGATATGAGGAAGGGGGATTTGCAAAATACGATACTGTTAAGCGTTTGGCGGATTTTTTAAATGTTTCGATGGAGGATTTAATAGCCGGGCCGGTCAATGAAGAGCCGCGCCCGGCTAAAAGAACCGGCGTTGGTTTAAGGTTACACATTAGTCGTGTGAACATGGGGTATTCCCAACAGGACGTTGCGGACAAATTGGGTATTTCTCAATCTGTATATAGCCGTTATGAACGTGGTAAATTGTTTGTGCATGACAAGTATATCCCCATACTAGCGAAACTATTAAAAGTTAGTCAAGAATATCTATTGCGGGGTAGGTCAATGCAATAGCATTGCGGTTATCTTGCATTACTGCTCAGTGAATGTATGGCAATTTTAAATGTTATGTGTTTTCATGGATAATTATACTATCGTCAAGCATTAATTAAAATTAGGCGTTTATCTCAATGCATTACAATAGGAATGATAAAATGACAATAGAACATCCTGAATATTATAATCGTGGCGGGCTAGAGGTTTTAACAGCCGTTGACGCATGGGGATTAAACTATTACAAAGGGACGGCATTGAAATATATTGTAAGGGCAGGATATAAGGAAGGAAATAGCGAACTGGACGATATCCTGAAAGCAATATATTATTTAAGCCATTACGCGGATTTGTTAAAGAATGAAAAAACCGGGGAATAAACCCCGGTTTTATTTTATACTATCCATGAAGCAGGGAAACGTTTTTTATAAAGTATAAAAATCGGGGGTTACTAGGTGATATTATCTGGGTTGGAAATAGAAAAAAGATTGGATAAGCAAATTGTGATAGATCCATTTGACAAAAATTGTTTGAACCCAAACAGCTACAATTTAAAACTTCACAATGAGTTGATGGTCTATGATGAACCTATACTAGATATAAAGAAACAACATAAAACAAAATTGATAACCATACCTAACGAAGGATTGGAGCTTTTTCCCGGAACATTATACCTAGGAAGAACTTTAGAATATACAGAAACAAATGGTCTAGTGCCTATGTTAGAGGGTAGATCTTCAATAGGCAGACTAGGTTTGTTTATACACATAACGGCAGGATTCGGGGATGTGGGGTTTAAGGGATATAGGACGTTAGAAATACATTGTGTACAGCCAATAAGGATATATCCTTACGTTGAAATCTGTCAGATATATTATCACTTAATTGAGGGGGATTATGTAGAATATAATTCCATGGGTAAATACCAAGCTAATAAGGGGATACAGCCTAGTATGCTGTATAAAGAGTTTAATTGAGATTAACAAATAAGCCATAAAATCACATCCTTGATGTTTTATTTAATATCCATATCATTATATGCCTAAGTCAACAAAACGTCAAAAAATATTTTTAATTAAATTCTAATATTATGCCATTGTATTCCGTGAAACATTCTGTTAGTATATGCATATAATATATCAGATAGAAACATGGAGGGAACAAAAATGATAAAATCAGTCCATACGGATATTCAAAATATCCGCCAAATTCAAAAATATATCGCTGATATTAAGTCTATTATGAGCGGTATGGACAGTTGGGAATCACTTAAAAATTCATTATGTGAGAAATACGCGATTACCCAATTAATTACAAATGTTACTGAATGTGATAAGAACTTACGGGATGATTCGCCAGTCCAGTTACCGCAATTACGCCGGTTAAGGAATGTTTCCAGTCATAATTATATGGGCGTGGATTTTAAGGTTGTATGGGCTATATGTCAAGAGTTAATGAAGGAGGGAACAAACGAATGTTTGAAAGAATCGTTAACATTGCTAAAAAACACCCTAGCATAATAAAGCTAGGGGTTTTTGGTTCATTTGCGCGGCGCGAGCAGACATTTGATAGCGATTTAGATTTACTAATTGACTATGACGATAAACAGATTAATGATTACATTACTGCATTATGCGAAATGAAGGAAAGATGTGCAAGAGAAATTGATGAATTGCCTTATTACGTATTGTTTGACAATAAAAATACGCAATTATTTCAAAATATTATGAACGACTTAAAATGGATTTATAGGAGGGATTAAATGAAATTAAATAATAATACAGTCAATAAGGTTTTGGCATTCCTAGGATTTGACAAAGATAACGAACTGGAGATTCCGGCAGATAAGCGCGAAGGCCGTGCGGTCGTTTGGCAAGCTCGAATACAGCCATCACGCGTGCATCATAATGCGCGGGTTGTTTGGGTATACAGTTTGCGCGACAACGGCGTCCCCACAGATACAGGGAGAGAGTTAAGTGAATTTATTTTAGATGAGTATGACTAAGCGGGTGACAACCCGCTTTTATAATGCCTTAAAAACGCGTCAGGATGCATCAAAATGCACGCTGGGTATATAGACGATATAATTATACCATGAAATAAAAACATATGCCATATGCATAAAAAATCCTTAATTTAATTTTAATCATATTTTAATTGTATTCTGTGTATCACATTGTTATAATTTGAATATAATGTAAGTAGATAAAGATTCAGAAATCTAATAAGAATACCCGCCCGCATGGGCGGGGTTGGAGGTTTACTAAATGCATATGTATAGGATTGATGAATTTATTCAAATGAGAGGTAATACAGGATTATTCAAGAGATATTATCTCGAAAGTGAATCACTGGATGCCGCCAAGGAAACGGCAAACAAGAACAAACAGCTACAGACGGCATTTATTGAAGTCATGCCGGTTAAAAAATTCAATCCATTGGAGGGTAAATAATGGCTGGTAAAATTCGTAATGGTTATACGGAGGTCAAAAAATACTGGACGAACGAAAGCAAAACTAAGGATAAGCATTCATGCGGGATTTTATTCAATCCCGGCAAAGAGCATCCATACTGGGCGATAGCAAATTTTAAATCAGCGCATTTTGACACGCTAGAGGGCGCTATTCAATTCATGAATGCGGACGGTTGCACGGAGAGGATATAGCATTATGGACAACAAAGACAAAATTAAGACAGCCATTGAGATATTCAGGGCAAAACTACCGCAGGCCCGGGGTAAGTTCCGGGCCTACCCGTCAAGTAAAAATACAAATGAGATTGATGTATTCAACGAAAGCGGCTTATATTGTACTATCAATATCAATTATAAAACTATTAAGCATGTATAAAGGAGGTGACGAAATGACAGCAGAACAATATCAGATAGCAATTCGAACGACGCATAATATCGGCCTGATGTGGGCCGTAGGAATTTTAGTTTTAACCGGCATTATGATTTTTCTGTATAAAAGATATTGGAGTTAAGCGGCGCAAGCCGCTTTTACAATGCCCTGAAATGACGCCAGATTGCGTTTAAATCGTATCTACCCGTTCAGGTGATATATTTACCTGTGGATATGGAAACGTTAAAAGCAATCGATTGCATATGATTTTATAAAATATTTTCTAATCAAACTTTAATTTTACAAATTGTAACACATGTGATACTATATACATATAATATATTAGATATAAAAAATTGGAGGTTAAAAAATGAAATTATTTAAAATTGCAATGACTAAAAAAATCGAAGGGCAGGAAGTTGAAAGATTTGGGTATAATCCCCAATGGGCGCGAACAATCAACAAAGCCGCCGATATGTTATATGCCGCTAAGGACGGCAAAGGCAATCCGGAGTTATATGTAGTATCGCCAAAGAGAAACTATGAGATGCATTATCCGTTTTGTACGGTGAATGTTTCTGATAAAATATTTATGCAATCCCATTTTAAAATCGTTGATTTGGCGAACGACGCCATAAGCGCGGATGTTATCAGACAACTTGAATTGATGGCCGAATGAATCGGCATTCAATGTTACACAAATGTAATAAAAATATATTGACATAGTGTAGCACTTGGAATACAATAGCATATAATATAGTAGATAAAGGTTGAGCGTACCAGAACCGCGAAAGCGGCAGGGCAGTATCGCGACGACAACCTACATACGCCGACAGCCTGAAATTAAGGGGCGGGCGCAATCCCATAAGGAGGATTTACCATGTTAACAAGCAATATAACAACTTTGATGGCTAAAATTACGGATGCCGGGTTCCGTTTTGAAGAAAGTAACCCCATAGCGGTTGAAACCTACATCCAACAGGCCAGCACAAATCCCGCGTGGAGCGCCGCAACCTTCGACGTAACATACAATGGCGAACGGCATCAATTATCAATCGTCCTAATTCCGAAACAAGGTTATTTTTCGGTAATGGATAAGAGCGAATGCGAGTTGGAATCAATTATCGCCAATGCGCTCAAAGAATAACACATTAACCAACAGGCCCCGCCATTCGGCGGGGCAAATATAAGGAGGTTTATTATGAAAAGTTTCGCAGAATATCAGGAAGAATTTATTCAATTATGCCGCAATGGCATGAATGCCACAGGCGAAGAAATACGGCAATGGGCATACTCAAGAAAAGACGTAACGCATTTCCAACTAGCATTATGCGCGGAACAGGTTGTAAATAAATACTTTATGTCCGATAGACCGCTAGGGCGTAAGACATATTATAAATTGCAGATTTGGGCAAACAAAAACGGATTTTTTTATGACGATCTGGAGTATGATGACGACGATGGGGAATATGTTTCTATTAGGCGCGATCTGGAAAAATCTCCAAGGATGCCCCGGCAATGAAAACCCTAAGAATGGAAAAGAACATTACGGTTTTACATGACATTGGCAATATAACGAAAGTATACGAAATAAAATACAGAGATTTACCGGCGGAAGTTATCAAAGATACGGAATTAAGAACGTCTTATTCACAATCAGACGATAAGCGCCGGGCAAAACAATTAAACCAGTTGGGATTTGAATTGGCAGAAATCGAATGGATGCCGGAAGGCTTAGAACCTTGGTTACAAATTATAAAAATTTGGAGGAAAATAATATGAAGAGAATATTAACGCAAGGCACGGGCGGCATGGAAGGCTATCATGGTACAATGGGAACCGTTACGAATATGTCCGATAGTTATGGCACACGGTTATTTGTTGGCGATCTGGTAAGCGCGATTCATCTAAGTTCAACAAAGGATGATTATAGCATTGAGTATGTTTGTGAAGAAAATACAAGTGTTGTTAATCAGCAGTATATCATGGGATTGGCTAGTCTTTGGAATAGCGATAATTACGCACAGTGGAATATTAACTATAATTATGATTATTGGGATAAACTAATTGAGATAACGGACGGCTGGGTCGTTCATAAGGTGAAGCATTATGCAGATGTAGTCGAAAATGAATTATGGGGATTCCTTTACGCACAAACTATAAACGATTTTTTTTTGGTTAAACATGGTGATGAAAGCCTAATAATAAATGATTTGCGCGAAGCACTAGACAAATATAATGAATTTTAACCGGCTGAAAATGCTGATTTTTTAAATAAAGAGGATTAAATATGACAAATATAGAATATTGGAAAACCTATGTTAACCCTATGGAAATAATTGAATTATTTATTGACCGACGTTACGCTACTGGGTATTGCAATGGTTGTCCTGCAATAGGTAATTGTGATCAATGGTATACAGTATGGAATGAAAATATATGTATAAAAATATTCGATGAGTGGGCTAACGCCGAAAGAATTGAATATTAATTTTATTATTGAAAGAGTTTAACGATTAAAAAAAAAAAAAAAAACCGGCTGAATAACGCCGGTTTTTTTTAATCTAATTTTAATGTCAATGAATTAACATTTTGTTAATATATTGCATATAATATGTATGGAGGTGAGATAATGACAGCAGAAGAATTAAGGATTTTACGTGCTAAATATAAAGTATCAAATCGTGATATTGCTGATGATATTGGAGTAAATCATGTTACTATATCACGATGGGCGCAAGGGTCAAAGCCTATTAGTAAATTAGGGGAAATAGCTTTAATTAATTATTTTAAAACAAAAGAAATTAAAGAAGTTGTGTAAAATATAGACCCAACATACAAGGAAGGTGATCAAATGACGGAGGTCTTAACCACAACAAACATAGTCCCTAAATTTGATTTGCAGAATCTGAACAATATAGCGGATGAATTGAAACGACAAAATAGCTGGGTCGCATGGCGCGGCGTGTGGATTGTGGATAAGGGAAAGCAAAAATTAGATAAAAAGCCATATAGCGTCAAGACAGGCAGGCCCGGAGGGCAGACAACACCGTCTTTATGGGTTTCATTTGAAGAAGCTGTAAAGGTTATTGGGCGGTATGATGGCCTTGGTTTTGCATTCGGCGGTAATGATATTATTGGAATTGACATTGATAAATGTTTTATTGATGGGCATTTTTCAAAATTCGCTCAGGATATCGTTGATAAACTTGATAGTTATACTGAAATTTCGCCGTCTGGTAAAGGGTTGCATATATTTGCCCGTGGTAATATAAATCTTGAACACAAAAGAAAAGATTTAGTTGGACTTGAAATTTATCAGGCTGGTAGATTCTTTACAATAACAGGCAATATTTACGGGGAACGCAAGCCAGTAAATGAACGAACAAATGAATTGCAGTTGGTCTATGATGCATATTTAGCAGAAAAGCCTAAGCAAAACATAATTGCTTTTCCACAAAGCCCCGGCAATGTTTATAGCAAAGGCATTGAGAATAGTATTTCAGACGACGAATATGTGAAGATTGGCCTTGAAAAAGACGATATTTTGAAAAATTATTATTATGGCGCACGTCCAATAGGCAATGAATCTCAGGATGATATGGGTTTTATCTCTAAATTAGCGTATTGGGCAAATGGTAATATTAATGTTATCAAAGATACGTTCTTGAATAGTCCTTATTTTACACAAAAAGATGAACCGCATAAAAAGAAATGCGAGCGCAAGGATTATTTGGAAACAAGAACAATTCCAAGCGTTTTAAGTTCATTAACCACAACTGCACGGCAGGATGACGAGCGTTTCAAAGATACGCAACCCGACAGCAATGGGAATAAAATTATTTTTGAGAATCAGCCATTATTGGATTGTGGCGCGTGGACAGTAGATGAATCCGGCATATGGAAAACAGTGGGGGAAAACAAAGTGATTTATGCATGTAGGCATCCGATTTACATTTCAAGAATCCTAGTAAATCAAGAATCAAAGCAGGAAAAGGTTGAAATTAAATATAAGCGTCGTAATAAATGGAAAACTGGTATTTATGATAAATCCATTATTGCGAATAAAACTAAGATTGTTACTAAACTACCATTGGACGGTATTGGAGTAACAAGTGAAAATGCCGGGGCGCTAGTAGCATATCTAAACGACCTAGAGATGTTAAACGAGGACATTATACCTGTGTGTGATAGCGTTTCATCCATTGGATGGCATGATAACAAATTTTTGCCGTATGATTGCAATAAATTTGTATTTGATGGTACCGGCGAATTTAAAGACGTTTTTGATTCAATTAAAAGCAAAGGTAATGTGCAAGAATGGATTCAGTTTGTAAAGGAATTAAGAAAGAATCCAGTTGTCCGCGCGGTTACTGATGCGAGTTTTGCAAGCGTTATGCTTGAACAATTCAACCAACTGCCGTTTATTATGCATATCCACGGCAAAACAGGAACGGGAAAGACGGTTACACTTATGGTTGCGGCGTCCATATGGGGAAATCCTTCAATGGGCAAATATTTACGGAGCCTGAATAACACGCAAAATTATACGCTAAAAATGAATATTTTCCTAAAAAATTTACCCTTTATAGGAGATGAACTACAGACAATCAAAAATTATTATGATGGGTATGATAAATTCATTATGACGGTAACAGAGGGGAGCGATAGAGGAAGGTTACGCGCAGATTCCAGCGTTGATGTTGTTTACCATTGGAGAAACAGTATGATTTTTTCAGGGGAAGATCCAATAACTGCCAATAATAGCGGCGGCGGAACAAAGAACCGTGTTATTGAGATTGATGTTTCGGATATGCGGATAATTGAGGACGGCGTAAAAACCGTGGATTTCTTGAAAAATAATTACGGTCATGCAGGTAAACTATTTGTTGACGCGTTGCGCCGTGATAATGATTATAAGAGCCTTTTAGATGATGCCAAAAAAGAATATCTCAAATCCACAGAAGAGAAGCAAGCGGCAAGCATGGCCGCTGTATACGTGGCAGATTGCATTGCGGCAAAGTTTATTTTCAATGAGCAGATAATAGACATTAAAACCTTTTCAGATTTCCTTAGAACAAAACAGGATGTCGATGTGTCAGAACGCGCCTATGAATGGGTATTGGATTGGGCGGCGGCAAATGACGCAAGGTTCAGGACGGTATTAGAAGATAATAATGGGGAATGTTACGGCAAAAAGGACGTTCAGGACAATAGTATTTATATAAACTATTCAACACTGGACGCCGCAATGTTGAAAAACGGGTATTCATTGGATGCGATAAAAAAGGAATGGTTAAAAAAGGGATATATGATACCGGATAAAAAAAACCGGCCCACGCATCATTTGAGGATCAATAAGAATGACGCAAAATACGTAAAATTAAGCCAAAAGTCATTTGATGACTATGACTGAATAGTCACAATGTGACTAACAAAAAATCGAAAGTTAGTTCATCCGTCACCCGGCAAATGGCGTAAATATGCTATTTGCCGGGGGTTGTGACCAGTGACCACAAAAAACACTTATATACCATCTATCTTTTATACCTCAACGTCAACGTCGACGACAAACAAATATTCGATTACGTTGTCGAGATTTTATACATCATCATATACCTATGAAACATGGTCACATTGGTCACATTGGTCACATATATATATTTATATTAATATTATATAGTATTTAAGCCATTTATAAGGGTTTGAAAAAGTGACCACGAAGTGACTAAAGGGGGCGAAAGTGACTGGAATGATCTGTTTTAGCGTGTTTTAGCGCAAGGATAGACTATTAAAAATGAAAATATTGGAGGTTTATAGAATGGATGTTTGTAGATTTTGCGGGTCATCTGTGATAGAAACACGGCAAACAGGCCCCCATTTGGGCCAATATTGCGTTGATTGTGGTCAATGGCAACGATGGATAAAAAACCCTGATAACATTGATGACGGCATCCCTGCGAGCGATGCGCAAAATAATTATGCATATAGGCTGATGAAAAGATATATGGATGTCAAGCCGCGATTAACAGCCAAACAGGCGGGCGCGATAATACAATGGTTGGGCAAAAAGGATAAATAAATATGTTTTGTGTGGGATTGTCATTTTGAGATATAAAGCATATAATATATTATATACATGAAATAATGTTAAAAGGAGATGATATAATTGTGAGGGCGGGCAGACCTCCGCTAAAGCATATAGTTAGAGATAAGCGGATTTTATTGCATTTGAAGCAAGAAACGTATGACGCAATATGCCGGTTAGCATATTCAGACAATAGGAGCGCGACGGATTTAATCAATAGTATATTGGACGATTTTATTAACGAAAAGAGGGAATTGCATGGAGTTGATTAACGACAAGGGTTTTATTGTTTGCCCTGTGTGTGGGTATGATGATTGCAAGCACAAAGACACTTTAGAACATACCGAAGGGGTTGAACTGGTTTTTGAATGTCAGAAATGCGACCGTATATTTGATTTTAGTTTTGAATGTGATAATCCAAGCGGCGCACGTATTGAGGTTGAATTATGGCCTTTTTAAAAATTAGTTTGATAAGTACAGCAATTTATATTTTAATGGCAATAGTAACCTATGTTTTGTTAACCGTAATGGAATTAAAGGAATATGGGGAGAGACGCAGTACGAGCGGTCTTGATATGTTGTCATATTTATTATAGCCGATAACGTTAACAATAGTTGCATTTCAGGCAATCCATGACGGTATTAAGGCATTGCCGTATATTATTTATAAATGGTTATATGACAGGAAAAATAAGCTATAGGAGGATATATGAGCGAAATTAACGATAAATTTATAGAATATTGTAATTACATTGAAGAGCATAGAAAAAACGTTGCGTTAGCGTGGGACGAAGTTCAGTATAAATGTAAAAATGAATCATTTGTTTATGACGACTGGAAGTTCAGGCTATTGGATGGCATGATTAGATGGCATGATTTGAGCAAATATAGTGCGGAAGAGTTTACGCAATATAGGGAATATTTTTATCCTTGCAAGTTAGAGTCAAAAGAAGAAAATCAATTTGAAAAAGCTTGGGAACATCATTACAAAAATAATCCGCATCATTGGCAATACTGGATTAACAAACCGAATGAAAGTTTGTATCAGCTATTATCTTATGTGGAAATGATTTGCGATTGGCAAGCGATGGGGTATAAGTTTGGCGGTGATGCCTTGAGTTATTATGAAGGACATAAAGATAAGATTGAAATTGCGCCAGATTATGTTGGTTTTGTTGAGAGAATATTGCATTTATTATGCGATAAAACGAGGGTTGATGATTAATGTTAGGATATATTGTAGTAAGAATTGTTTGTGTGATAGTCTTTATCGGCATATGCCGAATAGTATATTTAAAATTAAAATAGGCGGAATTATGTAATGAAAAAATTAAGATCTTGTAATGCTTATGGCGTATGGAATGCCGTTACTAAAGAATTTCAGTTCGGTATAAAAACAGATACGCCCGCGCAGGCCGAAAAAGCGTTAAACGCAAGAATCGGGAAGGATGCTAACAAATGGCGATTGGAAGTTCAAAGCATGAACAATGGCAAGCTTATAGGCGAACATAATAATACTCAGATATCAAAATATTGTTTTAAAATAAAAGAAGCTGAAAAACACGTTGAATATTTAAAAAAGAAGCTGGAGGAATTTAAAAATGAATAAATGCCCAAAGTGCGGTTATGATAGAATATCATATACGGTCATACAAGATAACGCTAAGACCCGGCAGAAAAATAGCGGGTGTTTGTGGGCTATTGGGCGTTGGACGCTGATAATCCTTACGTGTGGATTATGGCTATTGGTAGGTAAGCGCAAGGGAACGGCGAAAACTACGTTCAATCAGAAAAATATGGCTGTTTGTCAAAATTGTGGTTATTCGTGGGAGATTTAATATGGTCGCAGATTTTGAAATAGAAGTAGAATGTCCCTATTGCCAGTGTGAAAATGATGTGTATTTAGGATATATAGACGAATGGGGCGCAGGAAGGTATAACATAGAATGCGCGAATTGCGGCAAGTCTTTCCGGGTAAAATGGTGTATTAAATCAGACGTTGATATTTTTAAAATGGAGGGTTTAAAGCAATGAATTGGTTACAGGTTTGGGCGCAGGTTAACGCCATTGATAAAATTATTGAGTGGGTGCTTGGAGGACTAGTAACTATTTGGTGCGCGGTTTATTTTATTGTTAAAATTGTTCTTAAAAGATAAAAGGAGGTTAAATTATGATAGTCGAGTTTCCTCATATAACTGAAGCTTATTTGGATGTGTCTACTAATGAATTAATTATTTACGGGGAACCATTAGAGGAAGATACTGCGCATAATTGCGATATTATGAAATGCCCGTCTGATAGCCATATACTTATGTGGTGTGTAATTGCGAGAGGTAAAATTGGATTTATGGGATATGTGGTTGATGAAAGGGGTCTTGATTTTGATACACAAAGAGAGATTTGATAAATGCGCCTATTGCGGGAGAGATCCGGAAATAATAGTTGAAAATATTGGAGATAGATTAGAACCGGACATAGAGGTAAAATGTTGCGGCAATACAGTGTTTGGGCATACGTTTGAAGATGTGTCAAATAAATGGAATGCAATGCAGAAATATTTCAAGGATGCCGCGATAAAAGCGGAAGAAAAAAATCGAAGGAATGTATTCAGAAAATATGCAATGATAAAGCTTGTTAAACGTGATACTGCCGGTAAATTCAGTATGCTGGATGAAGTATTAAAGGAATACTTGAGGTTGACTAAAGATGAATGATGATTTTATTTTACCAGTAGAATTAAACGACGATATTATTTTGCCGGTTGAATATGGTAAAAGCAAATGCCCGGCTAAAAAGAAACTTAATTTTTATGGTTACAAAGTGATTTCTTGTAGTTCACCGTTTGACTGCACTTATAAATATCCAACGGTATATGGTTGTATGTGTGGTCAAAAAATGCATGAATTAAAAAATAAAAGAAAGCAGGCAAGTAATAAATCATGAAGATGGCGCGACGACAGGCCAATATGTATGGAAAATACGGGAAGGAAGAAGGGCATATTTGCAAAGAATGCTCTAATCTCATTCGGTATGAGCACAGGGGTAGGAATTATAAAAAATGCGCCGGGTATGGTGATACGCGTTCGGAATCCTCAGATTGGGCTATTTCATGGGCCGCATGTGGGCATTTTAACAAGCCGTTTCCTAAAAATGATAGACCACTTATTGAATGCCTGAAAGCAAAAAAGGATGTTCAGCCGTTGGAGGGTCAGATGACAATAGGAGATGAATAATTGACTAATTTTGATAAATGGAAACAAGAACAGGCCGGAAAAGTATTATCCCGTACGATAGATTCTTACGGCGTTCAGGGTTGGTATGCTATATTCGCGTGTAAGGATTGCCCGGCGCAGTATGAATGCGATAATAATACAAATTTGTTTTGTTTTGATATATTCAAAAAATGGGCTGAAACGGAGGTCGTTGATGACTAATTTTGAGAAAATTATTTCACCGATGTGGATTTGGAAGCGGTATATTGCAGATTTAAGTTGTGGCGAATGCCCTGCATTTGATAGATGTAATGCATTGGATATTTATAGCTTAGGAGAGTGCGAACAAAATTTTATAAATTGGGCAAATGATATAAGCAATGACTAAGAAAGAACGTGATAGCGTATTAAGCGGTTTGCGGATTATCATTGATAGCCGTGAGAAAGCGAATGTACACATTATAAAGGAGCTAGAAGAAATGTCTGTCCCTTATATTGTGCGCAAGCTGAATTTTGCAGACTATTCCTGCGAAATACCTAAAAGTGAATATTTTCCATATGGTTATTCATATGAAAATGGGATTGCGATAGAAAGAAAAGCGTCCTTAGAAGAATTGTCCAGTAATTTATCTCAACAACGAGCACGGTTTATGCGGGAAATGGAGCGCGGCAAAAACGCTCGTTTTTTCCTTGTGGTGGAGGGCTTGCGTGGGTATGCTGATATCATGAAACATAATTATAAAACGGATCTTGACCCGTCTGCATATATGGCGTCCCTTTTAACTTTAGTTATGAGATATAATGTTAATGTTTCATTCGTGCCGAAAGAACTGGCGGCCCGTTGGATATATCGGGCCTTATATTATTACGTATATGAGTGGTTAATGACAGCGCCTTAAAAACGTACAGAATAGGCCCGATTTTAACGCCTAGCGGCATGTATGGTATATTTATACCCCATTGGTTTAAAATGCAATAAAACGCCCTAAATGCGCTATGAACATTAGAATATAATTAAAGATGAAATAACATGATTGATATTTGCAATTTGAAACATATAATATGATATAAGGTTATCAAATGAAAAAGCGTTCACATGGACGGGGAGGAATGAATATGGGAGGGGAATAATTGCTTTATGACGCGTTTTGAAGAATGGGTAAAGACAACGTATGCGCCGCCGACAATGGCGGATTTTAAAAGCGCATATGATTCAGATGTGATAAAACTGCCGTGCCATAAATGCCCGGCAGTAATGGATTGTTCAGGCCAGTTGTCCGATGGGTCGTGTTGGGATGTTTTTAAAAAATGGGGAGATGTGATAATTAACAATGACTAATTTTGAGAAATGGCGGCAGGAATTAACGCCGGAATCGTTTAATATTGATGGGCTAGTTGACATTGAGTGTGAAAATTGCCCGGCGTATGGTAGTTGTCGTTTTGGCGAATATGGTATTAGTTGTTGGGACGGATTTATTGAATGGGCTGAAATGGAGGTTGAATAAATGAGCGGTTCCCCGTATGATTTTAGCAAAAACGGTAGGGATTATAAATGTTTCGGGGATTTGTTCTTGTTTGCGAAGGAATGTGGGGAAATGTCGGTTTTGACCCCATATGATTATGCGGTCACGTTGACAGAACGGGCGTGGGAGTTCGCGAAAAAACATGAGGATGCCGGTTCCCCATTCTTTCCATTGTTTTATGATGTTGCTGATATATTGGCGAGTATTCCCCGCAGGGCTATTGCCGTGGAAGTGGATGACCAATCCCCATGGGATGATGACGAAACGGGCGAAATGACAATAAACGAAAAATTGCGCGAGGAAATGACAGCTAATAGCATGGACGGTAAGCAGGTCGAGTTGTAATGTTAGAGCTTAATTGTTTATATAATTTTGATTGCATGGATGGGATGAAGCAATTTCCTGATAAGTATTTCCAATTAGCAATAATTGATCCGCCGTTCGGCGGCGCAGGTAAAGACTTTTCTAATGGGGAGAATTTTGATGAACGGTTTGACAAGCATAAACCAGATATAAGCGTCCATAGGACTGGTGGCGGATATGCCGCTAAATACGGCAAAACAATTATAGAATGGGATATTGCGCCGGGTCAGGAGTATTTTGACGAATTGTTTCGGGTAAGTGAGAATCAAATTATATTCGGCGGCAATTATTTTTCATTACCCCCGACGCGTTGTTTTGTAGTTTGGGATAAACATATCCCCGAGAATTTTACAATGGCTATGTGTGAATATGTATGGACATCATTTAATCGTAATGCGAAAATAGTTAGGATCCCTCCGTATGGCGAATGTGGGAATACTTCTAAGTATTCGGAAAAGCGATTTCACGCGACACAAAAGCCTATAAAATTATATACATGGTTATTAAATCAATTTGCAAAAACAGGCGATAAAATATTAGATACTCATGTAGGTTCCGCAAGTTTATTAATAGCGTGTTATCGAGCCGGATATGAATATTGTGGATTTGAGATAAATGAGGATTATTACAAAAAGGCACAGGCGCGAATTGAAAACGAAAAATTGCAGGTAAGATTGGAGGATATAGAATAAATGGATTATCAATTCAACTGGAATATCGCCAAAGAGCACACAAACAATGTGTGTCTGGCGCATATTAATGGTGTTGTGGATAAAGACAACGATTTGATTATAATAAAATTGAATATAGGCCGATAAATGACGATTGAGATTCCCGCAGATATTTTAAACAGGCCGGTTGTTCGGCCATTGATTAAGGCATACCGCGTATTTGCTAAAGAATTAAGTATAGACTTTTTAACAGATGATATGATAAACAATATACTGGAAGATATAAAGCATAAAAAATATACGGTTTTGTCTATTACGCTAAGATAGATTAAAATTACATTAATATTATTTGATGTGTTGTCAAAATACAAAAGGGTGCATATAATATATTGTAAGGTTAGCCAATATTAGAATGACATTGGAGGATGACAAAATGTTTAAAAAAGTAATCGGTATATTGCTATCGGTAGTTATGTCCGTAAGCGCGGTAACTGGAGTATGGGCAAAGCCTATAAAAAGTATTTCAGCGGGGATTGTAAAGAGCAAACACGTAACGCTAAAGTTAAAAAATACGGATTTATGGCAAAAAGTAAATATCTATACGTCAGGCGGGAGCGCGGATGCAAGGTATCAAATTAAGTATTATTTTACAGATTTGAACAATAAAAGGGGGCCGATACAGGTATTCTGGAATGATATCAGTGGCAAGGATGGATTCCGAATAGGCACAATAGGGGTCGCCACGCGCGGTAGTTATACGTTTTGGTTGGATGCTAAAAACGATATTGCTAAGGGCGGCGATAATATAACGCTAAAAGTCGAGTGGAGGTAATGGCAAATGGGGCTGAGAAATCGGCCCCAAAATAAGCGAGGAAGGAGGTATTGAAAAATTAGTAGGTTGGATGCAGTTTTGTTGGATTATCTATTAAAAGGCGGATACACGACTAAGCTATTGGCGGTCAAAACGCGAGAGATTGAAATAGCTGGGGTTTGCGAACGGACGATTTATAATCGCCTAAATATGTTGCGCCGTGAAGGGTATACCGCTCATGGTATGATGGATGGGCACTCAAAAGTATTCTATATTACACAGAAGGGGATAAATATTCTGAAAGAATTGTCTGGAGAGGAATAATTTTGTTAGGTGTTTTAATTGATAAAATAAATGCACACATAGACCTAACAGAGGATGAAATGATTGAGTTTAAAAGTCACGAAACAGACAGGATGCGCGGGCATAAACCCGGCTGGTTCGCTTATATTACCAGTGTGGTAAAGTTGGAGGGCCGCATGTATGCCCTCGATTGGATTCGCGGCCTGACGGAATATTCAGAGGATGACGTATTTCCGTATCAGCTGTATGAGGTAATTGATTGTGATTTTAAAAATAAAATATATTATTAGGAGGAATTAAGGAAGGAATGAAGAATGATGTTTCCTTTTTGGGGGTTGGCCAAGCCGGGGGGAATATTGCAAGACTTTTCGAAAACGCGGGTTATACTGCCATGTATATTGACACAAGCTTGGGAGGTCTTGATACCCTTGGAAAAACGAAGTATATGTATCATGTTACCGGTGCGGAGGGAAGCGGTTGCGATCGCAATGTTTCCAAGCGCCTGACAACTGGGCAATGGGAAAAAATAAATGATTTTATAAGCGATAAATTGACAACCCAGTTCATTTTTGTTGTGTTTTCAGCTGGTGGCGGCACGGGGTCAGGCTCATCCCCGTTATTGATTGAAAATTTGATACAGGCACATCCAGATAAAAGAATATGCGCGATTGTGGTTTTCCCCGCGTATCAGGAATCGTTGCAAGCCCACGCAAATGCCGTTGAATGCATTAATGAATTGAATGACATTGAGGGTTTGGCGGCCATATTTGCCTTGGATAATAATGCATGGGATAAAGAAAAGATAAATACAGAGTTTGTTAATCAGCTTGACGCAGTATTGACATTGCCGGGTTTGAAAGATATCGGCGCAGTTATAGACAACGCTGATTTGAAGCGTGTTTTATCGGCATCCGGCTATAGCGTTATTGCCAGATTGCCAAAAGAACAAAGCGCCATTGATAAATTGATTAATGCCGTTAAGAGCGGTTTGTATGTGCCAATGGAAAACGACCAACTGATTGAATACATCTTGTTGGCGGCGTCGTCCGCAATGGACGTAAATAAGATAAAAGAAATTGTGGGGGAGCCGTTAATAACCTTTACGGCAGACAATCCTAGTCAGACGTTATGCCTTTTAACAGGTTTAAGCGCCCCAACAAACAGAATATCAGAAATGAGCAAATATGTCAATGATGTAAACGAAAAGAGACAAAAGGCGCGTGAGCAGAAAAAGATTGTGCCTAAAACCGAAATAAAGGTTGTGGAATATCTAAGCGAGCGCCCGCCGGTCAAAAAAATCTCAACAGATGATTTGTTCGCGAAGTATAAAGTAAAAAAATAAAGGCATGGGAAGTGAGGGCATGGATTATAGGGAAAGAATAGAGGATATAAAGGATAAACTGGATGATGATACATCCCGAAAGGTAAATATTTCCGACGTGCGGTTTTTAATACACGCCTTAGAATTAGCTATAGAGGATCAACGGCCTATGATAACGTGTGAGGTTTGCCGCCATTATGGATTACTGGACGGTCATTACACATGTTTATTACCGGAGGTTTGTCATTATGACTGGATAGGCCCGAGAGGTGATGCTGTCTGAGGGGAAACAATTCAGGATTATTTGTGTTGTTTATTGTAGGTATTATGGGCATTTTATATTATAACGGTATTATTAATATCAATACATCTAATGCCCAAACAGCTACACAACAGACAGCCGCCGCATTAAACGCGATATGGCAACCGACAAGTAATCCTTATACTGTGCATGTGTATGATCCAAACGATAGTAGCACGGCGCAGGTATCAAATAAACAATTATTGGGCAGTAATACTGATACTCAAGATTTGAGCAGTATTACTGATACCCAAAATATTCAACAACAACCGTCGTCAGACACGATGACGGCTGATGAAATAAAACAACTAATATCTGACGCTGTACAGGGCGCGATAATGGCAGTAAATCAAAATCAGCCGCCGGTTGACAATACTCAGGTTGTGGATAATGCGCAAGCAGATAATACAGTTGAACAAACGCAAGGGCAGGAAACAGACTCCCCTACATTGACGCCGATCCCACAACCTGACCCATGGAAAACGCCCGAGCAAATAGCACAGGAAACAGTATTGGTAAAGCCTGAAGATGCCGTGCCGGGTGATATAATGATTGCCGCTGATGGGCACGCGTATACCTTACTAAAGGATGGCTTGGTTCTACCATTTGGGTCAACTACTGTGGATATGTTGATGTCATTAACCGACAGGCCGGATTTGGCGGTATTTATTTGGCCCGGTCATGACAAGGCGCAACCGGGTGATATATATGTGTTAGACGGGGAAATTTACACTTTGTTAGATGGCGGGATGTCTTTATTGTATAAAGATTTGTACGCGTCAAAAGTTGTACCTATGTCTAATACAGATAATGCGAGTGCTTTAATAAGAATGCGAGCGGGAAAGATTCCGCTTGATTCATCCGGCGTATCAAGTGCAAAGGCTATATTGCGGTTAAGGCCAGACGTGGAAATCAAAAATAAACTAACGCTGGTTCCCACGTCTGCGCCGACGCAAGCGCCAGCGCCTACACCTATTGTGATAAATAGTGAAGATAATCAACCGGTTGAACCGGCACAGAATGAAGAAACATCCGCGCCGGTTCAGGAAAAGAAACAGGAGCCAAAGTCGAAAGAAAAATCTGGAGATGTTCGGGTTAGCACAAATACACCTAAGCCCACGGCAAAGCCAAAACAGGCCACGCCGACGCCGACGCCGACGCCAGCAGTATTTGTTAACTCGCAAAAGTTAATTGTGAAATCGGAAGGGTCAATACAAATAAAAAAATCACAATCTACGCAGTCGCCGCAAACATATCTGGATCCACAGGCATTTGCGGAAGGGTCAATATCCAATAACGTTAAAAATGCAATTAGTGATACCATGAGCGGCGTAATGAAGTAAGGAAGGAGGAATATTATAAAAACAATATTAACAATAGCCGCTATTATATTTGGTCTGTATCTACTGGGCAATACTGATTTTTCGGCTAATCCTAATTTAAATAACCAATTTGCGCAAAGTATTCAAAAAGGCGCTAATATGGTACTAGATACAGGAAAAGAAGCAAGTAAGCAAATAGTTTGGCAAGGGGTAACGGCAATAGGGGATTCTGCTAAACAAGCTATTGCTGAGAAAGAAGCTGATACTATATCGTGGATTGCCTATGGAGATGATGCGACCGGCTTGAGGGATAAAACAAGGGAGGAAATGCAAGCAGAGGGCGTGCCGGAACAAACGATAAATGATGAAAGATTGAAGTCGTTTGATTGGGCATACGCGCCTAAAGAAACAATAACAGACCCGCAAGAAAAAGTTTGGAGGACGGCGCTAGATGACGCGATAAGCGCATTTCAAGGGTCAAAGGTAGATAAGTCCCAAGAACAAATAGCGCAGGAAATGGAAAGTATCGGAGGGCCTAAATGGTATTGGGATTTATTTATACCAAACGTGGAGGATAAAAGAGCGCCCGCCGAAGGTTCGGTAAGTACGACCCATACGGACGCTCAGGGCATTGTACATGGCGGTGATGGCGGTAGTTTTGACGATACTCAATCTCAATATATAGACCCGGAATCTTATGTCGGTACAAGTATTACACAGGATGTTCAAAAAGCAATAAAAGAAAATGATATTCAATGGCCGGATGGACAGAAATAGTTATAAGTAATGAGAGGTAGTGAAATGAAAGGGAATAAATTAAAAATATTTGTATTAACGGCGGCGTGTGCAGTACCATTAACGGTATGTACGCTTGCCGCCGAAAGTATTAAATGGGGATCAGATAATCAGGTTGACTGGAATACTGATACGCAGGTTGATTGGGTCGCAAATAAAGTCGATTGGACAGGATCGTTCAATGTAATAAATTGGGGTACAAATAATAACGGTGTTAATTTAAGCAATATGGATTCAACGGATATATCTAATGAGGACACATCCATGTATGCTTCAATGAATGAGTTGCTATATAGTGGCGGGGATATGGCCGCTGTAGGCATATCAAGTAATATAGAGCGATATGCCGATAGAATTGAATATTATGCTCAGAAATACGGCATTGAAAGATATATTAAACTAATTAAAGCGGTTGCACAACAGGAATCAGGTGGTGTTCACGCTGATATTATGCAAGCGGCGGAATGTCCGTATAACAATAGATTTCCATCAGAGCCGAATGGCATAAAAGATATAGATTACTCTTTGCAATGCGGAATACACTATTTAGCGGATGCCTTGGATATGGCTGGGGTGGAATCCCCGAACGATTTAACATGTATAAAATTAGCATTGCAAGGCTATAATTATGGACTGGGTTTTATTCCGTGGGCGCAGGGTAGGGGAGGATATTCGAAAGAAAACGCAAAGTTGTTTTCCGCTATCCAGTGTAATAAATTGGGGCGCAGTTCGTATGGGGATTCTAATTATCCCCAACATGTGTTTCATTATTACAAGCCTACTAAATTGTGGTCAGGAATGAACCCTGACGTACAAAATAAAATGAATAATTTATTGCAGATTGCACATGAAGAAGGCATGAAAATAAAAGTTGTGGAGACATTAAGAAGCGAAAAACGTCAGAATGAATTATACTCTATGGGTCGAACGGTTCCGGGAGATATTGTTACTAACGCGGAATATCCATATAGCTACCATAACTGGGGGCTTGCCTTTGATGTTATTCAAGATATTGTTGGCCATGAGTACGATGGAGATTTTTTAGACAAAATAGGTCAAATAGGAAAAGATGTTGGCCTTGAGTGGGGCGGAGATTGGAGTTCGCCAGTTGATAAATGTCATTTCCAGATAAGAAGTTTTGATATATTTAGGCTTGTGGATATGTACGGAACGCCGAAAGGAATGATTTAATAACATGTTTGAAGTATATCGCGATAAAGTTTTATTAATGCAATCGGATGAGCAGGATGGAGGTTATGCCGACAGCATTTTACAATCCATGCGCGAAGCGGGATATATCCTAAAAGGAATGACACGTTCTGATAAGCTTATTAAAAATAAAATCAAAAGGTCTGAATACACAAGAGATGACATAGAACAATTATCTTTATAGGAGGTATTTAGTCATGATGACATTATTATATTTTACTGGCAGTTGGTGCAGTGCTTGTCAAAAATTTAAGCCTGTGGTTCAAAATGTTTGCAGTAAGTATTCTGACAAGGTTATTCTGGAATTGATTGACGTAGAATTAAATCCACGTTTGGCAGAAGAATACCATGTAACAGCGTTGCCTAAATTAGTGTTATTGGGAGACGATGGCTGGGCCATTAAGGCACATACAGAAGTTATGCCAGTGGATGAACTGGAAAGCTGGTTTAATTAATGTTATTTCAAGTAGAGGAAGTTAGAACCTTTGGTTCGATGTTTGAAGGGAATCTCAAATCAGAAGTTAATGAGTGGTTAAGGAATCATGCAAATAATATCGCAGATATAGTGCATATAGATTATCAGTTTGACGACATTAATAAATTAGGCCACGGGCCATTAAGAGAAAGGGCATTTATTTTATATCGACCCACAACAAACAAATAGTTGACAAATTTTTTAAAAACCATATAATACAATATATGGTTTTTTTATGTTTATGAATATAATAGATTACATTATTTGTGGGGTGTGATATTATTCAAGTAATTGAAAAGTCTATCAAAGATTTAAAACCTTATCCCAAGAATGCAAAAAAACATTCTGATGAACAAATAACCAAGGTTTCCAATAGTATAAAATCATTTGGATGGCAACAACCACTGGTAATCTCAAATAATAATGATATCATTATTGGCCACGCCAGACTACTAGCCGCGAAGCGGCTAAAAATGAATACTGTACCATGTGTTATTGCAGAAGGTTTGACGCAAGAAGAAATGAATGCATTGCGGCTTGCGGATAATAAAACTAATGAATCTGAATGGGATATTGATATATTAAAAGATGAATTAAGCAATATATTCGATATGAATATGGCTGATTTTGGGTTTGATATAAATTCAATTTCTGCTATTCAACAGGACGATATTAATACTATTGAAATTACTGAGGATGAGTATGACAAAGAACCGCCTATTATACCTAAGACTAAACGAGGCAATGTTTATAAGTTGGGTAAACATAGGCTAGTATGCGGGGATTCAACAAATGTAAATGATGTCGATTTGCTAATGAATAAACAAAAAGGGCGCATCTTATTTACGTCCCCGCCATATTCCGATATGCGGACTTATGGAGGGGATAAGGATATTTCTATAGACAATTTAATTAATTTTATTGATGTCTATAAAAAGTATACCGATTATCAATGTATTAATTTAGGTATTCAACGTAAAGAGTACGAGATCGTACAATATTGGGATGCATACATTGAAAAAGCTAAGCAATGCGGTTATAAGCTATTGGCGTGGAATATCTGGAATCAGATTAATTCTGGAAGTATAGGTTTGCAACATGCATTTTTTCCGATTTGTCATGAATGGGTTTTTGTTTTTGGGACTAAATACTATGATATTAATTGCACATGGGACAAGAAGGATCGTGATTTAAGAACTGTTAATACAAGACGACAAAAAGATGGGTCGACAAAATATAGTGCAGTTGGGGATACAAGCAATCCGTTAAAAAAAATGACAAGTGTATTATCTTTATATAGCGAAAAAGGCCCTATTCGCGAAGATCATCCGGCAGTTTTCCCTATTGGATTCCCGGCAGAATATGTCAAAGCAATGACTGATATTAATGATATTGTTATTGAACCGTTTGGAGGGTCAGGCAGTACATTGATAGCGTGTGAACAATTAAACAGGGCTTGTTATATTATGGAGTTAGATTGCGGTTATTGTGATTTAATAGTTGATAGGTGGGAAGAATTTACCAAACAAAAAGCAGAGTTGATTAAGGGGGTGTAATTATTCAAATATATAATATGTCTATTGAAAGTCTTAAAATGTACGAACATAATCCGCGCAAAAATGATTCTGCCGTTAATGCTGTAGTTAACAGTATAAAAGAGTTTGGGTTCAGGAACCCTGTAATTATTGATAAAAACAATACAATAGTTGCGGGACATACAAGAGTAAAGGCCGCTCAAAAGTTAAAAATACAAACTATACCTTGTGTAATTATTGATGATTTGACGGAACAACAAATAAAAGCCTATAGGCTTGTGGATAATAAGACGTCGGAATTGTCGGAATGGGATATGAATTTATTGGATGTTGAATTAGGGGATTTGTTTGATTTTAATATGGAGCGTTTTGGCTTCTCATTGAATGATGATAACCTAGATGATTCGACTTATACTGATAAAGTTATTACTCCGGTTTATGAATTGAATGGCGAATCCCCGGATATTGATTCCTTACTGGATACTGAAAAGGCCGATGAGTTAATCAATGAAATAACTAATAGTTCAATAGATGAATATATTAAAGATTTTTTAATTAAGGCGGCATACAGGCATTATGTTTTTAATTACAAGAAAATAGCAGAATTTTATGTTCATGCAAGCATAGAAGTTCAAGAGTTGATGGAAAAATCAGGGCTTGTTATCATTGATTATGATAAGGCTATTGAATACGGTTTTGTTAAGTTACACGACTTTATTAGTCAATCATTAGAGGATTTACTTGATGAACAATGATTTTGCTTGTTTTATTCTATCACACGGCAGGGCAAATAACGTCAAAACTTTATCGACCCTTAAAACAGTGGGATATACTGGAAAAATATATATTATCATCGATAATAAAGATGAATCAGCGAATGAGTATTATAAAAAATATGGTAAGTCTGTTATTACGTTTGACAAGCTAAATATATCAAATAGGTTCGATACAGCAGATACATTTGACGATATGCGTACTATTGTTTATGCGAGAAATGCTTGTTTTGACATTGCAGAAAATCTTAATTTAAAATATTTTTTAGAACTTGATGATGATTATTGCGATTTGGAATATAGATATATAAAAGGCAATAAACTAATGACTATTCAGGTTAAAAATGCGGATCAAGTATTTCAGCGTATGATAAATTTACTGGAGGATACAAATGCATTAACGGTCGCATTTGCCCAAGGTGGAGATTTTATCGGTGGGGCTGATAGCAAGAATTACGCTAAAGGCATTATGCGCAAAACTATGAATACTTTTTTTTGCAAAACATCTAATAGATTTTGGTTTGTTGGTAGAATAAATGAGGACGTTAATACTTATGTTACGTTGGGTATGCGGGGAAAGTTATTATTGTCTACATCAAGATGTAATATAGTGCAGACTACTACACAAAAAAATAAAGGTGGAATGTCCGATGTGTATTTGGATACTGGTACGTATCTAAAGTCGTTTTATACTGTAATGATGGCCCCGTCATGTGTTACCATTAGAGAGATGGGAGATAATCATAAAAGATTGCATCATCATATAAGATGGGATAATTGCGTCCCTATGATATTGGATGAATCTGTGAAAAAGAGGTGATCATATAATTGGCTAAAGCAGGTAGGCCAAAAAAGGAAATAGACCAAAAACAATTTGAAAATTTATGCGGCTTGCAATGTACGTTGATGGAGTTTTTATTCTTTTTCGATTGTTCAGACAAAACTCTTGATAATTGGTGTATTAGAACGTACGGGAAACATTTTTCCGAAATATTCGAATTAAAGCGTGGGAGCGGGAAGATATCCTTACGGAGGTCGCAATTTCAGCTTGCACAAAGTAGCGCGGCAATGGCTATTTTCCTTGGAAAGAATTTTTTGGGTCAAAAAGATATGCAGGAAATTGAAATAAGCAAAAAAACGTCAGAAACTATTGACGCTGTTGAAGCGTATATTAATGGCAATGATGAAACTAACGAAACCGCAGATTAGTTACTTGAATTTATGTAAAGATAATCCACGTCAAATAGGTGTATGGTGTGGGTTTGATAGATTAACAGATTTGCATAACGACTGGATAAAAGAATTTGCATTTGGCAAGTTAGACTATACATTGCAAGCCCACAGGGGTAGTTATAAAACGACTTGTCTTTCTATTGCTATTGCATTACGTATTATATTATATCCAAAGCATAATATTATATTCTTACGTAAGACCGATGCCGATGTAGTAGAGGTTATCAATCAGGTAAAGAAAATACTAACAAGTGAAGTTATTCAGCATATTGTGTTTAAACTATATGAGCGCAAGCTGATATTAACAAAATCTAACCAGAATGAAATTAGTACGAATTTAGTTACACATGTTCGGGGTGCGGTTCAACTATTAGGTATTGGCGTTGGCGGCAGTCTGACTGGTAAACATGCAAATATTGTTTATACGGATGATATAATCAATATGCGTGATAGGATAAGCCCGGCAGAACGTAATCACACACGGCAAGTATATTTTGAATTGCAGAATATAAAAAATCGCGGTGGGCGCATAGTTAATACGGGAACGTGTTGGCATAAGGAAGATGCGGCAACGTTA